CGGCAGGCGACTATGCTCAGTTGTTCCAACAGATCGAGGGCATTCGCGTCGCCGACTTCGGATGGGGAACGGCAGCCGCGAAATCGGTAGTGCTGCGCTTCAACTGGATGGCGACGATTGCTGGGACGTTCGCTGTACGGCTGACCAATGGCGCGGCTACCCGCAGCTACGTCAAGAATTTCACGATCAGTGCCGGTCAGGTCAATGTCTGGCAGACGATCACGATGGCGATCCCCGGCGATACGAGCGGCGTGTGGGCCGTAGACAACTCAGCCAGCATTATACTCGGTTTTTGTTTCGGTGCGGGGTCGACCTTCATCGCACCGGCGGAAGGCTGGAACGCCGGTGTCTTCGTTGCCGGCCCCGGCATCACAAACAACGTATCGACAACCCACAGCGGCTGCTGGTTGGGCGATGTCGGCCTCTACCTCGACCGCAACAACACCGGCCTGCCGCCGCCGTGGACGATGCCCGACGAGGCGCAGGAGCTGGCGGCGTGCCAGCGGTACTATGAGAAAGCTACGTCTTGGTTCAACGGCAATGTGACGAATACAGCGGCTTATTACGCGATGGCGTGGATCAAGGTCCCTAAACGTACAGCGGCTAGTTTATCTGGCGTGAATATTTCAAATGCGGCGTTTCCAGCAACTGTCGGCACGTTATCTATAGGGGCCGATTACGCACAGGAAGGCCGCACCGCAAACGTGACCGGGAACACCGGGGTATTTGCGTCAACCGTGACATTCAACGCGAGGATGTGAACCCGTGCCCTATGTCTCCTGTGTCCAAGCCCCGCCCGATCCGATGGCCGACGCCGCTCTGAAGAGCGGCGAGCAGCGCATCATCTGCACCGACGACAACGGCGTCGAGTGGCATCTGACGACGGCCAGCGAGGTCGGCGACTGGCTGCGCTACGTCGAAGACGGCGGCACGGTGCGGGCCTATGAACCACTACCGGAGGCGAAGCCGGCAGAGGAGCCGCCTGCCCCCAGGAAACGGAGAAAATAGCCATGCAGATCACCAGCTTCCGCGTACGCGGCGACGACAAGGTCGTCCTCAACGGCGATGACGGCAAGACCTACCATGTTCTCCACGCCGAGAACGCCATGGCGTGGATGTCGGCCAACACGACCAACATTCCGACGCTGGCCTCGATCAGTCCGGTCACCCTGGTCGCCAACGGCGCCGCTCCTGACGCCACGATCACGCTGACCGGCACCAATTTCGCGGCAACCGACGAGGTGCTGGTCAACAATACCCCTTTCACCAAGACCTTCGTCTCGGCGACGTCGATGACTATCCTGGTCAAGCCCAGCCTGGTGACGCCGCCGGCCAAGTGGGACATTTCGGTGCGTAAGGGTGTCTTCCAGACGGCGCCGAAGAGCCTGAGTTTCACTGCGACATGACCTTTGACAGGGGAATCTACTTCGATCACGTCCGCGGCCGGCTGTTTTCCGGCGCCCTCGATCAGCAACAGGTCGACGGTCAGAACGTTATTCTCGGTCTGTGGGAGGGCGAGCAGACCGGCACGCCGATGAGCGATCTGCGCTGGCTGGCCTATGTTCTGGCTACGGTTTACAAAGAATGCGCCACGAAAATGTGGCCTATTACTGAATACGGCTCCCAGGAATACCTGCAGAGCAAGGAGTATTGGCCGTATATCGGCCGCGGATTCGTCATGCTTACTTGGGAAACCAACTACAGGAACGCCAGCGCCATGCTCGGCCTGGTCGGCGATCGCGATCTGGTGGCGCATCCCGAAGTGGCGCTGGATAGTCTGATATCTGCGCGGATCCTGTTCAGGGGCATGAGTGAGGGGTTTTTCACCGGCCGCAAGCTCGGCGAGTATTTCAACGATGACACCGATGATCCGGTCGGCGCCCGCGAGATCGTCAACGGCCATGATTGCGACGTCGAGATCGCCGGCTATCACGAGGTCTTCCTGGCGGCGCTGCAGGAAGCCTGGGTCGACGACGTGACGGACCCGGTGGTGCCGTCGGAGCCGGTCGAGCTCAGCGTGCCGAGGGGCATGCGCGTCATCGTCAACGGTTTGGTGGTCGAGCCATGAGGGCCGAGCAGCGCATCGCCGAACTCGAGAAGACCCTGGCCGTCGTGCGCGACCGGCTGGCGCTGCTTTCCTTGCCGGGCAATCTCGCCGAGATCGTCAGGACGCTGTGCGAGATGATCGACAAGGCGCTGGCCGTCCGCCCGTCGACGCGACTCGAACGGCTGGTTGAGAAGGCGAACAAGAAGGAATGATGAGTGTTATCACGGTCGCCGCCGTCGCGCTGGTCATGCTGCACATGATCGACGGCCGCATCGTGTTGATCAATCCGCGCCAGGTCACGCAGCTGCTGTCGACCCCGCCGCAGGGCGGTGCGAACAAGGTTTTACCCGACGCCGTGCAATGTGTGATCAGGCTGGCCGATGGCTCATTCACGAGCGTTGCGGAGGATTGTGATACGGTGCGCAAGCTGATGGAGGGCAAGCCGTGATCTCCGGACTCATCACCCTGATCATCTACCTGCTCGTGCTGGGCCTACTCTACTGGCTCTGCATCTACGTGCTCGACACGGTCCCGATTCCGGACCCGCCGAATCGCATCATCAAGATTGCGTTGATGGTGCTGATGGTGCTGATCATTATCGTGCTGTTGTTGAACCTGATCGGTCTCGGCGGTGACCTGCATCTGCCGAGGCTCGCGTCGTGATCACATTCGCCGAAGTCAAAGCCAGCCCTGGCTGGGAGGACGCAATGCCGAACGCTAATGAGCCAATCAAGAATTTCGAGCTCGCCCTGGCCGAGCTGATCGATACGTACCGCGGCAGGCTGTCCAAGGTGGAGGTGATCGATTCGCTGGAAGGCCAGCGTGATCGTGTCAACTATGATTGGCCGCAGCCCAAGGACGTAAATCCGGAAGATCCAGAAGCAGCCTGAGGAGGGCAGCCGTGGCCACCATCGAGGAAAACGAACAGGCATTGTCCGACGCATTGGACGCGGCGATTACGCCGTTTCACAACGTGCTGCCGAAGGAGCGAGCGCGTCGCGTCATCGAGATGGCGGCCGAAACGGTCTATCGCGACGAGACTTGGACGACCTACGAGGGTGCTCCCGAGCCGCCTGAGCCGGTGGCCGAGCCGACACTCGACAGTCTGGAGCCGGACACCGCGATCGCCGGCGATGCCGCCGACATCACCATGTCGGTGATCGGCACCGGCTTCACCCCTGATTCAATCATCGTCTTCAACGGCAATGCCGAACCGACGACGATGGTCTCCGACACCGAGCTGACGACCGGCGTCAAGCCCTCGCTGTTCGTGGTCCCGGCGGTATGCCCGGTGGAAGTGCATACGGGATCGCTGCGCACCGCAGCGGTCGATTTCACCTTCACCTGAACAGGAGCATGGCGAGATGGCCAAAGACCAGAGAAACATGTCGGCTGCCGAGATCAAGGCGGCGGAAGAGGCCGAGGAGCGCAATCGGAAGGCGACCGGCGGTTACGACCAGACCAAGGGTCCGAGCGGTAAGGGTGAGCACAAGACCAAGGTCGTGGCGATGCCGGATGATGACATCCGCGACGAATTCACCAAGATCATCAAAAGCTTCCAGGGCCGCGCCGACAAGCAGCAGGTGGTGAGCGCGCTGCGCACCGCGGCCGAGCTGCTCTACCGCGACGAGAGCTGGGTCCGCGACCCGGCGACGCTGGATTACGATCCCGACGACCTCGACGACCCGCGCGCCAACCCGATGGGCCTGCGGCCCTCGCCGGCCAAGGCGACGCGCGCCGACGAGCACACGGCGCCTGAGCCGGACAGCATGGGCAATAGCGCCGATCGCGCCGCGGCGCGGGCCGGCATCAACGAGGAGGAAGACGACCTTACCGACGTGCCGCCGGCCGATCGCGACGCCGTCGCCACCAAGCGCGCCGCGGAGCGGTCCGCCGAGCAGTTCGGCACCGCCGGCGGCACGCCGCTGTCGCGCGCCGAGCACAAGGACGACCCCAAGCCGAAGAAGAAGTGAGCGGTGACGCGGCCTGATCCGCGCTATCTCCGCGCGCTGCTCAGGCGGCGCGCGGCCATCGCGGCCAAAGATGACTTACATATGTTTGCTCGTTTCATGATGCCGGATCCGGCGGCGCCGGACGACGCCACCCGATCGCAGTACATCACAACCAAGCACAACCGCGTGATCGCCGCGGCGCTCGAGCAGGTCGAGGCCGGCAAGATCCGCCGTCTCATCATCAACGTGCCGCCGAGGCACGGCAAATCGCAGCTGAGCTCGCGGCTGTTCCCGGCCTGGTTCATGGGCCGCCACCCGGCCGAGTCCCTCATCCTGGCGACCTACAGCGACAAGCTCTCCTGGGACTTCGGCCGCGAGGTCCGGCAGTTCATCGAGGATCCAGTCTTCCAGCAGGTCTTTCCCGGCGTGCCGCTGACCACCGCTTCGGTCGATCGCATCGAGACCGACCAGCAGGGCAAGGTGTTCTTCGTCGGCCGCGGCTCGGCAATTACCGGCCGCGGCTCGATCGGCCTGGTCATCGACGATCCGATCAAGGACCGCGTCGAGGCGGACAGCCTGGTGACGCGCAACAAGCTGTGGTCCTGGTACAACCAGGTCGCCAAGACGCGCCTGCTCAGCTCGGTCGGCTGGATCGTCATCATCCAGACGCGCTGGCACGAGGACGACCTGGTCGGCCGTCTGACCGATCCGCGCAACCCCGATTACTCACCTGTCGAAGGTCCGAAGTGGCGGATCATTGACCTCCCCGCCCTGTCGCTCGGATCTGGAGATCCGCTCGGCAGGAAAGAGGGGGAGGCGCTCTGGCCCGAGCGTTTTCCTACGACTTACTTGGAAGAGATGCGCGCCGCCGATCCTCGCGGTTTTCAGGCGCTGTATCAGGGCAGCCCAACTCCCGAGAAGGGCAATTTCTTCCCCGCCGAAGGCATCCGGACCTACGCGCGCAATGAGCGCCCGCCGAACGACAAGCTGCGCTTTTTCGCGGCCTCCGATCACGCGGTGTCGTTGCACCAGGACCGTGACAAGACCTGCTGCATGGTCATCGGCATCGACGAGGACCAGCACATCTGGGTGATGGAAGACCTGGTCTGGGGCCACTACTCGACCAATGTGGTGGTCGAGAAAATGATTGACCTGGTGGTCAAGTACAAGCCGCTGCTGTGGTGGGCCGAACGCGGCCACATTTCCAAGTCGATCGGGCCGTTCCTGCGCAAGCGGATGGTGGAGAGGAACACTTTCTGCTCGGTGTTCGAGGTGACGCCGATCGCCGACAAGAAGGCGCGCGCCCAGTCGATTATGGCGCGCATCGCCATGGGCATGGTGTTCTTCCCGACGCACGCGCCCTGGTGGATGCAGGCGCGCCAGGAAATGTTACAGTTCCCCTTCGGGGTCCACGACGACTTCGTCGACGCATTGAGCTGGATTGGCTACGGGCTGAACCTGCACGTTCCGCCGGCGCCGAAGCGCAAGGAAAAGCCGGAGCCGAAGAGCGGCACGCTGGCGTGGGTGCGCGAGAGTTCGAAGCGCGAGCGTCGCGAGAAGAACGCCGCCGTGCGTCAGGGATGGTGATGAGCGTAGCGCCAACCGTAGCCGCTAGAGGTTTTAATCTTCCCCTGGCAGGCTTTATATATGCCTTGCTTGAGGGCGCCCACGTCTTCCGCAGCCGCCACCATCGTCGGATACCATTTGCCGTCAGAGCGGATTACAGGGCGATTGCTGCGCCTGTTTCGCAT